TCAATCGTCTTTTCCCAGAACTTCACTTCTATATTTTATTACTTCTTCTGCTTTTAGATTTTTTAAGTGATAACGAATTAGTGCATGAATCACGTCACTTTCTGCCATTAATGACTTTTTTTGAATTACGAATTTCATTAACGCCTCTTTGACATCTTCCACTTCCTCGCTACGAATTTTGTAGACTTTGCTCATTTTGTTAACGCCTTGTTAATCAACAGTAAATATATGTAAAAAAAGTCACTAAGTAACTTTTAAATATAATAACTGCTTTTCATGGTTGACAAGTTACTAAGTAATTTTGTTTAATTGCGTAAACCTAGTTACTTGGTAACTTTTTAATCATGAGTACAGAACAAGCATTCGAAACAGTATCAAAAATAATCTTTGATAGAGGGTGTCAGTTGATCATTGGCGGTAATCCTGCTTTTGAGACTGAGCGTGTTCTTAATCATATTGAAATGTGTATGACAGAGTGGGGCTATCGTTCTGCAAAAGTCGCTGAGTATTGCGACACGATAAAACATGAAAACGATAATTTGCGTTCTATGGGGATCGGGGAATGATTAAAAATAATTCGAATACACCGGTTTTACAGTGGGGGTTGGATAGTTTAAGTACCCCCTCTAATAAGATGGGGGTAACGGTTTCTGCGGCTCGCATGGACTTTGCGGATTGGGACTTACAAACGCCATTTGCTCGTGAAAATCCTGTTCCTTACATGCACATGGTTTCAACCCATTCAGGTGTTAAACCTGTTCAATGTCGTTTACCTGCTGACAATGAAATTGCAGTAGTGGATTGGGTCAACTTCACAATTGGTATTGAAACGCTGGGTGATCGCTTCCTCAATACTGAAGATACAACAGAAGAACGTCTTTGGGCTGAAGCTATACAGCATTTTGATGATTCTCTTGAGCATATCTTTGGTTTTTCTACATCAGCTCAAAATAAATCAGGTCGCAACTTCTACAAAATGTCTTATGAGCTTGGTCAAAACATGGGGCTTGTCTGTGTTGGTGGCCAAAGAAATACGATTCTTGTCATGCTTTCAGGCAAAGGCTGTGCCTTCGCCAAAGAAGGTTGGGAAAAGCGTCTTTATACATTCCTTACAACTGTTGCTCAACGTGCCAAATTAACACGTATTGACCTTGCTCATGATGATTTTGAAGGCAAACAGATCAATGTTGATTGGGGTAATGCTCAAGATGATTTAGGGGGCTTCCAATGTGGAAACAGAGCGCCAAATATTGAATACAAAGGTAACTGGAAACGCCCCAACGGTAGAGGTCGTACACTTAATATCGGCAGTCGTGAAAGCGGCAAGTATTTACGAATCTACGAGAAAGGAAGGGCAGAAGGCGATCCAGAAGATAACTGGCAACGTGCAGAAGTAGAGTTTAAAGCTGTAGACCGTATTTTGCCTTTTGACATGCTTTTAGCACCTTCAGAATATTTTATTGCTTCTTATCCATGCTTTCAGGATTTAGCTGAGCATTTACAGCCTGCACGTATTGAAACCCTTAAAAAGAATGCTTCTATTAGCCTGAATGCTGCTATCACAACAATTAAGCACCAGTACGGCAAGTACATCAATTTATTTAAACAAGTCTTCGATCCTGAAGAATTAATCAATCTAATTTCGCACAGTGATTCTTTGGCTTATCCAAAGCGTATGGATCACGTTCTGCTCACAGCCATGAGGATGTAAACATGCAATTTAAATCACAAGTAACAATCGTAGGCGCTAAACCTGTTGACTTTAAAGATGAGAAAACTGGTCGTCATTATGACTATACAACGCTCTATGTAGAAATGCCTTTGGATCACTCACAAGGTAAGAACTGGGGTAATGCTATTGAGGTTTTCAAATGGCAGGATCACAAGAACATCGAGAAGTTACAACTTCATAAAGCGCCTTTGAAATGTGAAATGCTGATTGAAGCAATTTCAAATGGTAAAGAAACAAACCTTGTTTGTTTGGATGTAATCCTCCCAACAATTTCAACGGTTCCAAAATTATGAAAATAAAGATGGTTCATCAAACAGAGATTGTTGAATGTCCTAAGTGCTTTTGCCTTATGCATCGTTTAACACTCCAAACACATTCTCAACGTTGTAAGGGATAAAAGAATTTATGGCAAGCATCTGTGAAATCGTGGATGAGGCTACAAATGCCTGCCTTAAATGGGTCGAGTACAAATCTGTACTTGATGAGTTAGCAATCACAAAGAGCGATGCTCTCACGATCTTAACACCGATTGCGGGAATCTACGTTCTTTTGATTGGGTGGTCTTTCATTATGCTCATCTACCACCAGAGCAAATAGAAAAGGAGACGATTATGTCTAATTTAAAAAATGTAGAACGTATGGAAGCAACTGTTCAACAGGGTAAAAAAACTTGGTTCCAACGTCATTGTCCTACTTTTGCTGCTGCTGGTGCTGCGGTTGGTTCAATGGCAGTAGTTTCTAGTGCTAATGCTGCTGGTGTTGCCGATCTCTTTACTGAGATTTCAACTGAAATGGGTGGTGTATCAACTGGTGTACTTTCTATTCTAACAATTCTTGCTGGTGTAGTTGCGTTGCTTCTTGGTTGGGCTTACGTCAAAAAAGCACGTTAATTACGGCTCGAATCTCCCAGCTTCGGCTGGGATTTTCGTTTAAGGGGGAAGTATGGAACAAGCATCTATTTTTTATTGGTTACTGGTCATTGTGCCTTGGCTTGCACTTCACGGAATTTGGAGAGTGCTTCGATGAAAAGGTTTTTAACTGTTCTGCTTACTTTTACCCTGTATTTTAATTTATTTACAAACGCTCATGCCGCTTCTCTTGGTGGTTGGTCTTTAGGTAATCCAATTGCTAATGGTGCATCTGCTGTTGTTAATGGTACAAAAACAGCCATTATTAATGGCGCTTCTGTCATAAAAAATTCAACTGCAAAAATTACTCCTCCGGCTTCTTCTGTTGCAAAAGTTCTTGCTAAAGGTGGGGCTGGTTACGCTTTATCTGTAGCAGTAGAACAATTGTTAGGTTCAGTTGATTGGGTTCTTGATCCTGCTAATAATCGAATTGTTTATACCGAACCGTCTGATCCTTCTCAACCTTCTAATTCTTATCCTTTATTTTATTACTCATCGGGTTATCCTGGTCAATATGGAACTCTTGATGCAGCTATTAATGCTGCAATAGAACGTTGGAATGAAAGTCCTAACGCTTGGGGTGTGATTACAGGTGTTCGATCTAAAACTAAGATCTCTGATTATCAATATAAAGTTGATGTTAGGTATAAGAATTATCCCGATTGGGTTGCTCCTATTTACATTGATATTGCAGTCAATCCAAATTATGACCCTGAAGCAACTGATGAACAAAAATCTATACCTCTTGAAACTGTTGCTAAACAAGTTATTTCAAATGCTGCATCAGGTGATTCACATGCACAACAAGCAATTGTTGCAGCTGCTCAAGATATTATTAATGAAGCTGAAACAGATAATACAAAAGCTCGCCCAATCGTTAATCAATTAGAAGCTAATGCAGAAACAGCTACTGATGAAACCGCAACTGGTGAAGCTGTTCCTAAAGCTGACCCAGTTACAGGTGAACAAGCTCCCCCAACTGATATATCTCTAGAATTTCCAAAATTTTGTACATGGGCGCCCACTATTTGTGAAGCAGCTCAAACTGTTATTACCTTTCCCAATACATTAACAGAGTGGTGGGAAACAGCTAATTCAAAAGCCGAAGAATGGGCTTTATCTATTTCAGAAGCTTGGACTGCTGCTAAAGAATGGGCTAAGCCAGAACAACAGGACGACACTGAATTAGATATTCCAGAACAAGAACAACCAGAGATAGACACAGATATTGCTTTTGGTGGTTCATGTCCTTCTGATCGTGAAGCTGAGGTCAATATGGGGGTCGGTATTATTAAACTTCCTATTTCTTATGAGCCAATCTGTACAACCGTTTCGACAGCTAAACCTGTTCTTATTTTTGTCGGGTTCTTTATTGCTGCTTTAATTATTGGTGGGGTGAAATCAGAATGAGTTTAGCTTCTATTTTGCAGGATCTTCAGAAGGGCGCTTTAAAGAATATGCTTACTGGGGCTGGTGTTGCACTTACCACTTCCTCAATTTCTTATCTTGCTTTTCAACAGGCGGTTAATGCAGTTCAACAACAATCTTATGGTATTCCAGGTGATTTAATCGCAATTCTTCACTTGGCTGGTTTTGACATTTTTTTTTCAACTGTACTTGCTGCAATCGTGACAAGGCTATCACTGAATGCTGGCAACTTGGCATTAAAGAAGATTTGATATGATCCGTTTAGATACAGGTACACCAGGTGCGGGTAAAACGTTAATTAACGTTCATGATATTGTTAAATTAGAAAAAGATAATAAAAAGAATATTGTTCTTAATCAAAAAATATATGAAAACAATTTAAAGATTATCCAGGATAAAAGTTTATCTGATGAATTTACCTATTGTATTCGCAAGGTTGGCCAAGGTGTTGATCTAAAAGATGAAGTTTTTCATTTTGATAATAGCTATTTTGAATATTTAAAATCTTTAGATCGCATTGAGGATTATTTTTATCGTTCTATTTTTTATAATGAAATTGTTGAACGTGTTAATAAAGACCATAATCTTACTTTAAACAAAATCCGACCTGTCCGAACTATTTATACGAATATTGCTGGTTTGGAGATTGATACAGTTAGACCGATTCCACCAGATGCAGACTGGCGCAAACTTCCAGATGGCTCTTATGTTGTTTATGATGAAATTCAGAATATTCCTATATTTTCATCAGAGAATAGGGCGCTTGATCCGATTGTAAAAGAGCTAACAATTCATCGTCATCGTGGCTTTGATATTATCGGTATTACACAATTTCCAGATTTAGTTAAAAAAGAATTTAGGGCTTTAGTTGGTCATCATCGACATTTAGTCAATTCATTCGGTCTTAAACGATCAACTCAATACGAATGGTCAACCTGTAAAATTGATCCGAATGCATTTAAAAATAAGGCTACAGCAGAGATTAAATCTACCTTTGCTTTTCCTTCTGACCTTTATAAATATTACCGTTCTTCTACTGCTCATACACACAAGCGTCGATTGCCTTGGCGCTTTATTATGATTTTATCTGCTGTTCTGATTGCTTGTATTTCTTTATTTACTTGTTCTTTTTCAAAGGAAAACAACGTAGTTAGACAGATTGCAACAGGTACTCCACATGATCCAGCCAAACCATCAAGCGATAAATCTGATTCTAAGCAATCATTACCAGCAACAAAAACAGATCCTACGCAAACACAAAATGAAAATGCTGATTCTGCTAATCCTACTAACAATGAATCTGATTTGGATGTTCGCACAGCTTATAACCCTTCCGATCCATTCGGTTTTCAGCCTGTCCAGTACATTGAGCCTACATCTGTTCGGGTTTTTAGCGGTTGTTTTTGTACAAAGAAATCATGCAAAGCTTATGACCAGCAGGGAACACAAATTAGCGGAATTGATCCAAAACTCTGCAAAGGACTTATGGAGGACAGTTCAAATAGACCATATAACTACTTCAAACAGCAGACCGCAGGCAATCAACCGATTAGTCCAGGTCAGCAACAACAATCAGCAGCTCCGCAAACTGAAAACGCTTTACCTGTTCAAGAATCATCTACTTGATATTCATTAACGAGTGTCTACGAGTGACGCGCCATCCATTTAAATTATGAATTTTCTTTCCCTGATTACAAAATCCGGTAAGATGAATCTAATAGGGGTAAACAGAGGGCGTGTTCCGCCCGAACTGGTGCAATATGGATTTTAAAGGCTTTTTTAAGTGGTGCTTTAAATTTTTTATTATGTTGTTTGTTATAGGTTTTATTATTAGGTTTTTAATAGCACCTTTAATTTAAGAGATGGGCGCTAGCGCGTGAGCGCGAGGAGCTGCGACGAGTGCGAATGCGAATGCGCCCTAGATTTAAAACTACAGGCGCCAATAAGATGCCGGTAAAGATCGCCACTGGAGATAACAATGTCTAAATCTAACTTTGGAAAAGTTGTTTTATTTTCTTCTCATGTTTCTTTATTTCGAAGAAATGTTCTTTTTGATTCTCATGTTTTTCAGTATCGAGTTAATGAGCTTCAAAACTTTCGTAATAAATGTAAGAGCCACTGGAGAGAACAATGTTAAAAAATATTAATTTGAATGCTTTAATTTTTGCATTGCTATTGTTAGCTATTCAACCGTTTTTATTTTTATGGTTGGCAGTAAAATATTTTATTGTTCAGTAGCCACTGGAGAGAATAATGCTTACCAGGGAGATTGGCATTATGTATCACCTGGGAACTTATCCTGGTCAACTCTCCGGACAAGAAAAATGAACTTAAGTTGTTGATTGTTCGTTATTGACATTTTTTATGGTTGGCATAATATTACATTTGGACGTTAAATTTAACTTCCACTGGAGAGAACAATGTACGAATTATTCTTTAGATCAGACTTTCTATTTTGGTTAGGTCTTACTTTGTTATTTGGAACAATTGCAGTTGCAAGTTTATTAGGTTATCCATTAGATATTCATTTTAATTTTAACTAAGACTGATTTCGTATAATGTATATTATGTTAAATCCGATACACCTAACAATAACTTCATATTTTTCTTTCTTGAACTAAGATTCAATAACTTAACTAATTTCTATTTCAATCATAAAATATGATATGTTGACCTTAAGAATAATTCATAAACTTTACTATGTTTGCTTTAAAAACAATTCATTTAGAAAAGAAAGTCTCAAACGAAAATCAAATTATTCTTTTATTTGATTTAGATTCATTCTGTCCATGTATGTACCCTATGCTGTACACCATGAAATTTCTTAGATTTCAAAGTATCTCTACGCAGCATGCAGATTTAATCGCAATAAAATTTTGGTATGAATTTTGGTTTGAAAAGTTTGCCACGTCCTTTTGTGAGTCGTTCTATTCGACATCCTATAATTTTGAGATCATTCAATGTGAAATTGATAATTTCATTGTTTACTTAGAAAATAATAAAAAACTTGAAAGTAATCTTATACGGCTAAGCAATTCAGAACATATTAATTACACAACAATTGGTCATAGAGTTAGATCCTTCTTAAAGTTTTACAACTTCTTGATTAATGAATACTTAAGCATGCAATCACAGCCACAACTTACGTTGAAGGAAATTCAAAAAATTAAAGAAAACTTGAATAAATATATGACAATAAAGAAAAAAATTATAAATAATTTTTCAAAAGCCAATAAGACAATTAAAAGTGAGATAAATCATAATTTTAAGAGCATGAATCAGGAAATGATTAAAGGATTGTATTCAGTCATTTCACCAAGTAACTCTAATAAATACAATGAATTAAATCCTTTTAGATCTAAAAATGTACAACTCAGAAACTTTCTGATCATACATCTCATGCTCAACTATGGTCTTAGAATTGGTGAGCTTATGCTACTAACAACCAACTCTATTAAAAAATCAATTCAGAATCATAGTTTTAGTTTAATTATTACAAATACAGATGATGAGTTCGATGATCGATCAAAAAAGCCAAAAATCAAAAATGAATATTCGTACCGAGTAATTAAACTGCAGGAACGAGACTACAGAATTCTTCAAATCTATATAAATGAAATCCGAAAAGAAATTCCTTCACATATCTTATTTACATCCTTAAAGCCTCCCTATTCTGCTTTAAGTTATGCCAGTGTTAAAAAGATATTTGATCAAGTAGATTCGTCATTAAAAGCATTATTACCTGAGTGTTTTGATACTTCAGCATATGATTCAATAGAACGTCTCACTCCGCACGTTTGTAGACATTCTTGGGCTTATATGATGTTAAGCTTTTCTTTTGAGAAGTATAAGAAAGAAAATGATAGTCACTCTGATCTCAGGCAAAGTGTAAATGATGCTCTGCTAGATGCACAGGATGATCTAAGAGCCTTAGGTGGTTGGTCACCTACAAGTAAAATGCCCATATATTATGGTAAACGCTTTATTGTAGAACGTGCTAATTTTATGAACTTGGCTCGGATAATTGATTCTAGTATTAAATTATGAATGATAAGAATATACCTCAACTTAGTCTAGATTTTGAAAAAAATGATGATAGTCCTAGTGACTTTATTATTTTCCATGATGCTGACCTTAGGCTCATAGAGTCTTTACACTTACCGGCAATCATCCGATTCTATAGAGCTGATAAATTTGATAGCAAGTTCGTTCAAACATCTAACGATGTTTGGAATTTTTCATATTCAGGGAAAAAACTTCACTTAAACTTCTCTAACTTCAGTACGTCAGAGAAAAAATTGGCTAAATTTTTTCTAGCTAATTACATTCAAATTAATACACCATCTGCACTTGAAGCTAAATTACAAGCTTACACTTTTGTAATAAAGTCGCTAAAAACTAGAGACTTAAAGCTTGATTATCAGAATGCGAAATCTTTACTGGTTGATTTAGCAAAAGCCGATAATTCTACATACTATTACCATTTTAAGTTCTTAGTGAAGCTACTATTTCTCGAGAACTTTTCATGCTTTGATCTTGATCAGGAATATGAGTTGGAATTTCTTGAACGTCCTAAAGCATTTAATTCAAGTTTATATTACCAGCAATACGAAGATACGATCGACTATCCTCTTATTTCAATGATTCAACAAGGCTTTATCAAGTTAAACCAAGCTATCAAAGATGATTTTCAAGGTATCGATAAACAAACATTACTTTATTCATCAATACTTGGTTTGGTGTATGCAACTGGTCATAGACCTGTACAATTAGCAAAACTATCTGCTGAAGACATAAAGATAGATACCACACGCACTACAGATCATTTTCATCGCTATAGCATACTAGTTCCCTATGCGAAACAATCACGTTATGTACATGAAAAGATCGCAGTCAAATTACCAGAAGAAGTTGCTAAAATCATTATTGCTTATATCGAAAGATTTAACTTAAGTCCAAAAGATAAGTTATTTGATTTAGGGGAAAATTCTGCACGCTTTTGCTCAAAAGCGATTAATACACAATTATTTGATTTTGCTTCCGAAGAGTACAAAGAAGCTGTTCTTGCAGATGAAATGATAAAGCAAAAGTACTCATTTTCTGATTTTAGGCATCATGTTGGCTATAGTTTGGCAATGGCTGGGGCTTCTGCTGAAGAAATTGCTTATATCTTAGGTCATTCTTCTATTGTAACTGCTAGACATTATATTTTCTCTACCCCTGAACTTGCTCAAATTAGAGCACAGGCACTTGGGAAAAATTCCTTATATCGACAAATGATCGCCATGCTCCTGACTGGAAGGCTCGTTTATAAGAAAGATTGGCAACAGAAAAAAGTACTAGGAAATATTGGTAGCAAAATTCATTACGATATTGGTGGGTGCTCCTACGAAGACAATTGTTTATTTCAACCAGTTCGTAATTGCTATGGCTGTATGTACTTTTATCCTTTTATTGATGCTAACCATAATCATATTTTAGAAAGTATACAAAGCGAAATCAATGATCTGATCAAATTATCAGACGGTATAGGTGTATCTAGAAACCCATTGATACGAGTGCATGAGTCAACTAAATTCGAAATTGAATCCGTAATAGCTCGTTGTGCATTACAGAAGGATGATATTTATGAACAATGAAAAATATAATATTTTTATAGATGAACAAAAGAGTTATTTTAATGAGAATTTGCAGTCTAACTTCAAATGGGATTGGAATGATTCAGTTTGGTATGGTGGTACAATAGGATCTGGTTGGTTACTGTCAAGAAGTGGTAAAGTAAATTTTACTTTCAGCACAATTAAAAGATTAAAAGGTGTTGAAAACACTACTATAAATACAGATTTTCAAGAGTTTATTAAATCTGTGCTCATTCTTAGTTATCGTAAGTCCAATTCTAAAGCATCCCCTCAAAAACTTTATGCAGAATTTTTAATTCTTAAACGATGGTACAGCGCTTTATATACTGAAAAAATCGAGAGCATACATCCCTGTCAGTTATCAACATTAATCTTAAATAAGTCTTTTGAAATTTTGGCAGAAAACTCAAGTAGAATGAATCTGCCTGACCATGTTGGAACTTACAGAAGATTGCAAGAAATAATAAATCATTATGCTTTTACTAAACAACCATTAGAATTTTCTCAAAAATACTTATACATAAATCGACAAAATAGAACCCCTAATGCTAGAAAAACTAAAGCATTAATAGATCAATTAGAGTTAGATGAAGATGATCTAGATAAGGATAAGCTCATTTCGATTCGAACATTCATCAATATTGTTTCTTTAATAAGCTTATGTAGTACAAATGGTGAAAAGATAGTACTAAATATTTTACTATTACTTATAGTCACTGGTTTACGTTCTACAGAAGCCTTTCTTTTAAAAACTGATGCTTTGATAAAAAAACCTATTCTTGACCCTTTAACCAAAGAGCATTTAGCTTTGGATGGCATTAAGCAATACACAGTTGGCATTCAGTATCATGGAGCAAAAGGTTCTGGCTACCGTATTCATTGGGTAGAACCTCTTGCTGTTCCTATTATAGAAAGTATATTCTCAAATGTATTATCTCTAACACAGCCCTACCGAGACTATATAAAATATATCCGCGGGAAAAATATAAAGGATTTTTTACCTAAAG